TTTACGGACTTAAACAACTCATGAACTTCATCAGGGGTCTCTGACTCCATTAAAATCTCAAGGTCACGTAGACACTCTCCTAAAACTTGACTTCTACGATCTAGAACCCTTTGCTTACCAGAACACAGAACCTGTGATTCACAAATCAATTGTGAGTTAACGGTTCCGAAATCTTTATGAATGTAATTTTTCCCAGCGGAAAGAGAAAGACCAAAATCTTGGACTTTTTCCTTCCACAAAGGATATTTTTCAGCAGAAGTTCGCATAAGGATGTCATCTCCATTAATCAAATATTGATGGGGGGACAATCCTACGAATTTCGCTGTACAATCATTTAGTAAGCACAACAAGGGAAATGAGAGAAGACTTCCCATCAATTGACCTGATTCTTGAAGAACTGGTGTTAAACCAGATTCCTTAGGATAGACCAAAAGATGAGGGGAAATCTCTTTCATTGCCCATCGTTTAGTGGGCTCATGATCAATAGACTCTAAAATTCCTTCCAAAAGTGCTTTAGAAGCACTTATCGCGAAAGAATCGGTCGCGGCACTATAATCTCCTGAAATCCAAACATCATTGATGGAACTACTATTGTAGATCCTTTTGATTGCTGGTTCAAGTTGATTTGTACCGTGAGTAAGACAAAATTGTTCTTCAGTTCCTAAAGCATGCCACATGGCACGCTGAAGGGGTTTAAGACAAAATGTCTGACCGATTCCCGCCGTGATAGTTCTCACCTTAAGTGGTTCAACAATTGGTTGAACACGAACAGGTAGAGGACCATCGGGAGGGAAAGCAGAAAATGTTAAAGAATGATGATTGACAGCTCCCTGAGGGGAACAGTCAAAACCAAGTGAAGACGGTAGATGAGGTTCTATCTGGTTAAACCAGAATTCCTCATTAATGTTTTCAATTGGATCATCATGCTTGGTATCAATTTTCTGAGTCCAAGTTTTACGATGGTTATCATGAAATTTTTGACGAGCTTTATACATGGAAATCATAGAGTTACCAAGATCATCCCAGGTGACGTGCGTCCATAGGTTGCACATCGCTTGAGATTTATTAATCTTGGAGAACTCAGATTCCCGTTGATAATACTTAAGATGGAACTTCTGTCCAGTGATTTGTTCACTGGAAATCAAACTCAAAGGTCTAGCCAAATCTGGATGAAGAAGATTTTCTTCTCTGATCCAATTGGGTGAGGCCTTGAGTTGGTGTAATTCACCATTTTCACAGTACAAAGGAATATGAAAACGACGCCAGAAACTGGCATCGTCTAAAATTCCTGCTGTGTCTTGGTAGATTGCACTAAGATTATCTCCATAACGGAGATTAGAAGTACAAATGATGATAGGAGAAGTAAAGTACTTCCCTTTCTCATCCAGCTTAGCCATCGGAACAATATAGGAGTTACAAGACACCAAAGCTTGAAATTCTTTGATGTCTTCTCCTTCACGAGACTGACCAATGTCATCTAAGATGACAATTGGTTGGTTTCGGTAATTGTCCCAGTGGTCTGTATTACAATTTCGTTCAAACGTTAGATCTCTTCGATCTACACCAGGGAACAGAATACTAAGCTTGCTGATAATTTCAGCAAGTGAAGTACTCTTTCCCGAAGCAGGTTGTCCAAACAAACCAATAACAAAAGGTTCGATCCTATCAGAGGTATCACTACTCGTATCAGAGTTGTGAAGTACCTTAGAATAGACAAGGTCACCTTTGACTCCCCCAGAATTTCTAGGGAAGCCAAAAGTGGCTTTATTTGTCGGATTAAAACCTTTATTTGGTTTGTAAAATTTGGCAACCTTCTTTCCAAATTCTCTTCCTCTTTCTAGGAGTAAGTCAAGAGTTTCTTGATTCACTCCTGGATGAGGAGAAGATAATTGGTCACGGTGTTTTTCTAGAGTTTCTTGAACAAAAGATTCCGGAACACTTTCGCAGAGGGATTTTGACTGGAGGAGAGAGAAAAAGAACTTCGTTCTTTTCCTTCCATCTAGTCTATTAATCCATCCTTGAAAGTGAAACGGAATGATATCAAAGCGATCTCCCTCAGGGAGTTCACTTTGTTCAAGAGTTTCTGACACATGATAACATAGAGAATTTTTGAAGCACTTTATGATGCTCTTTTCATCTGAAATGCCAAGTTTGGATAACGAGGCATATAGATGAACAAAGATAGATGTTAAATAATTTCCTTTCATGAATCTGTGGGTTCCACCCCACTGATTTCCACGACCTTTACGGGTTCGTTGGAGAAACGCGAAATCATTAATTTTTTCCATCTTTAGCGTCAAATAAAATGCAAACGACAATTTTAGACAATGTATGACCTTCCTATAATCCCTGAATAATAAAGGGTAGGAAGAATTTATATCGTCTAGGGAAAGTTTGTTTTCTTGACAAAACTTAATGTATCCTTCAGGCTGTGATGCCTTTAGGAGACCTTGTTTTTCAAGACTTTGCAAACGTTTCCGAATATTACCACCAGCGCTCTTCGCTCGCCTTCGAATAGAATCGACCCAACATAGTTGGGTCAATCCATTCGAGAGACAAACAGTTTCACATTCTTCATCGAAATGAAGAAGCGAGAAGAGCACTTGATCGAGTTGTGATTCACCTAAGTAATAGCTTCTACGAAAGAAGCGTTCCTCAAAGGTATGATCACCTATATCCATACCAATACTTTTTTTTGTCTGGTTTCGCCCCCTTACGGGGTGGGCGTGGCTAGACAACCGTTGCTGATCTTTTTCCGGAT